ACTGTCTGGATCTTCAAAAGTTAAAGCAATTTGGACTCTAGGCTCCTCGTGAAGTTCTAGATCTAAATTGCCACGATTGACACCCTGAGCCTCAAACTCTTCAACAGACCAATACTCTTCTCCTGTTGTTCTGTCTCTCCAAACTTTTGATTGCCCTATGTGAGGTTCCTCAAGGGTGAGTTTGTGTGGAATGCCAGCTTCTTCCAACAGTAACGAAATCTGCTGGTGTTGTTGAACAGCATCGGAGGATTGAGTAGTTGAAATTACGATATGTCTGCCATCTTCAAAAGCCCAAGATTTATGGTTGGTAGTCATTTTTCTGAAACCTGTTGAAGCTTCCCTACCATCTGTAGTTGTTGATGCAGCAATTCTGGCTGCTGTAGATTCGGTGTCAGCTACCCTCATTGGAACCTTTAATCTCACATGTTGACCTTGTGAATTACCACCTACTGAAGAGTAGGTTCCACGATTCCTTCCCTTGCTTTTTTTGCCTGTTAGAGGAGATACTATTTCCACACCACCATCTGCTCTGGCAGCAACCACTAGAGTTCCTGATCCCTTTCTAGTCGATGGAGCCTTCAAAAGTTCATGTAAGACTTGTTTAGGCGCTGAAGTTCTAGGAGGATGAGCCCTGAAACCTAGTTTATTTGGAGCAGGGTTTTGAAGCATATTCAATAAGTTGTCATTGTAAATTCTTGCTGGTCCTTGACCTTTAACCCAAGTATTTGAAAATTCTTCAATAACTTCAACATGGTATATTATCTGTCCAGCACCATCTCTAGGAGCAGAAATGATGTCTTTTCCGGGACCTGCACCAAAATCAGTATCACGTTTGACTTGAACAGTTCTTTTTCTTAAAGGTTTTAAGATTCTTGGATCTAAAATTAAATAAGAAATTTGACCTTCAGCTTCTACGGCATTGATATAAGGAACAGAATCATAACCCTGCGCTCGTAAATTATCTTTCGCTTTTTTATCTACAGTGTCCATTTTGAAAAGATCTGTTCTGTCTTTTCCTATTCTTTCATCCAGTATCTTGCCATCTGGAAAATACGGTTTTTGAGGGCGAACTTCGTATTCCTGCACAGGGATAGACTTATTTTGATGGACTTGCGCTCTCATCATGGCAGACTCTAAAGTCCCCATGTGTAGATATTCACGCTCTACTTCAATTTTGCCACCCACAGCAGAATGATAAAAAATTCCACCTTCTTTAGCCTGTCTTAGATTACCTGTGCCTGTGATAGCCCAAGAGGGAGATAGGTTCTGATCTAATTTCTGATTGAATACTTGATTTATTAAACCTCGCAACATGGGACCAGTTATTGTTTTTACGCCTGAACCAGTAGCCACTTCACCCAATGACGCACTAGCTATTTCAAGCGCCCTTTCAACGAGCTTGTCAACTTTCTTATTCTGACCAGAGATAGTGAAACCTGCTGATGCGGATAAAGTGTGGTCAATAAGACCCGGTGTGCCAGAGGTTGTCGTCACTAGAGAACCATCTCCTAGTGGACCTCTAACCTCTTGATCAAAAAACTCAACTACATTCTGAGAAAAATGAGTCAACATGGAGGCTTCATTAGCCTCAGAAGCATTAACTATACGTTTGAAAGTGGCTTCTTCTGTCAACTGTGTTAAAGAAACACCATCGTGATCCAACACATTTATGAATACTTTAGAATTAGAACCATCTAAAAGTATTTGATCTAGACCAAAACGAATATCATCAAAAGCAAAATGAGGGTGAACTGTTCCTTGCGTCAGGTTAGCCATGTCAACTATTGCATCATGCAAGAAAATTACTTCTTCTGGAGCAAGTAGTTCATCCCCTTTAATAAACTTTTCCCACATGGGGATCACATTTTGTTGGGTTTCCCCAACGGAGAGTTTATTTGTTTTAACTAGGTAATCTATTTTCGCCGTTTCGTAAGCTACTGCTGATACTGCAACTTGATCTGGTGTTAATTCTAAAGAATTGACACTCTGTCTGTAGCTGGGAATCTTTTCAATCAGACTTGACCCTAATGTGTCAAGAAAACCGATTGCTTGGTCTCCGTTGTTTAATCTTTTCTCACCTTGTAGTCCTGTTCGTATGTGATCGAAAGTTCTGGATCTGTCCATAGGCTGGGCTTCAAAATCTGTTGATTGTAGAACCTGTAATACTTTTCTACCTCGACTATCTCCTAGAGTCGCAAGCAGGGATTGAGCCTTGACAGGTTCATCTATTACACCTGACAAGTGGGAAAGTGTGTCGCCGAAAAGGTGACGGCTCGAAACAGGTAACGATGATGCTGCCCTAGCGCTTTGTAAAGCACGATTAGCTTTTACTGCCGAACCTGCTGAAGCTGCCAAAGGTACAAGACCAATGACACCCATAACTCCCATTGCTTTGGTTAATGAATCAGCATCTGGATCATCCCAAATGTTGAGGGCATCTCTAGTCCCTAGAGCATCTCCTATTATGGGAGTGAAGTAGGCACTTGATGTACCTACATCCAATAAGGTACTAAAAATGTCTTTTACTGAATAGCCATCTTGTCCTCGTTGTTGAGCTTGGTTGGCTACAAAGGAGGCAGGGAGCATGTTCGTCAGAAGTTCTGCCCCACCTTCTAAAACACCTTTTTGTTTTATAGGGTCGAGTATCGAAGGTTTAACTTGTTCTTCTTCAGGCTCTACTAGCAGTTCTTCTTCTGCCATAGACATATCTATCTACCTGCTTCACGGAGAAATTCTAAAACCTCTTTAGCCCATTCTTTTGTTTCTTCTGATACTTCATCATGGGTCGAAAGAGCTTCTAGTACAGCCATCCTTTGTTGATTGGCAGCGACGGCTTTAGGAGGTAGAGGCGTTGGAGCCGGTGCTGGTGCTTGATTAAGGGGAACATCTGGTCTTTGTGTCGGTGCCATAAGCACATTGGGAACTTCCGAAGGTCCACCTGTGGGTCTACCCATAGTTTGTGGGGGTTTTATGCCGGAAGTAGGGGCTGGAGCTACCGCTCCAGTCCCCTCAACTCCCGGTACGCCCATCGGAGGTAAAGATTGTTTTAAGCGAGCCAGATCCGCTTTCTCTCCGTATGTACCTGATTCAGGCTTACTTACAGAGACATCCGATGTGGGAGTTTTTTCTATTTCTTCTGTAGGCATTATTGACAACTTTCACAAGACTCAGGATTTTCTAAATCACAAGAGGCTTCAATCGTTTCTTCATCTTGAAAAGGATCCTGAAACGTCATCCAGTCACCTGTGTTCCTAACATTCCACCGTCACCTGCAGGCGTTCCTAAACGTGCTAGTAATTCAGCACCACCGGGAGGTGGTGGAGCAGGCATTCCTTCAGGTGGAGGTGGTCCAGCGCCAACTTCCATTGGTGGACCTAAACCTGTTTCTATCATGTTCTGTTGTAGTGCGTTTGCTGCTTCCTGTTCTGGCAGTACGACATACTTTTCAAATATGTCAAAGAGATCTTCGCCTTTTTCTCTGGATCGAGCTATCTCTATTAACGCTTCATTCGGAATGGTTCCGGCTTCCAACCCCTGTAGTAGTTTAGCCAACGCCATCCCTCGGAATTTTTCGACATCCAAGCGTGAACGCTCACGACCAACATCAGTGAGTCCATCAATGTTCTCCTGTACAAATTCTTTAGATACAAATTCCGCTTGAGAATACTGAATATGTAGAACAGCGGACTGGGCAGGATCACGACCTAAACCTAGTCCATATTCTACTCGTAGTAAATTTTTGGTATCTATATCAGTTTTTGGATTGTATTCAGTTAAGAACTCTTGATTTCTCAGAATCCCAGAAGCGGTCTTTGATTTAGGGAAATATGCTTTGTCTACTTCTAAAGCGATACGCAAAGCACGTTCCATTTGTCTTTGAAGAATCTGATGGTATGTTCTGATGGCTGTATTCATCATTCCAGCAGAGGCTTCTAGGAATTTAGCTGAAGCTATCGACTGGTCAATTTCACCGGGTCGTGACTTAGGGTATCTACCACCTAAATGTATACCATCAATCAGTTGCATTAAGTCCTGTTGGACATTGAGTGAGCTAACGGCAGGAGGTACACGACCAATAGCACCCTGCGGTCCCAACTCTATAAACGAACCACCACCATAAGGCATTTCACCAATAAGGTCTTTAACAAAGATGTCAGAGTAAACAGCTTGGTCGGCATAATCGAGAACAAGTCCCATTAAGCGGATATGTGCTTCAAGAAGTCCTACCACCTGATCGAATTGTCCTCTAATCTCACCATCGAGTGAAATACGAGAACCTATAACAACTGGGCAAATACCTATCTTATTTTCGATTCTTTCTAATAAAACAGGATATGGCACATCAGAACCCGACTTATAGCGCACAAGTCCAGATGTTGAAGCCTGATAAAGCCCTGCCAACACATATTCGTCCTCATCGTAGTATTCAACAAGGACAACCTTCGCATTTTCGTCTGGATCGTCTATTTCTGAGTGGTCAGCGACTGCTGAACGTAAAACATCTTGATATTCGGAAGGTAACTGTGAAAAGAACACCTCACGAGTAAACATACACTTGTGAACCTCATCACCGGGTCTGAAACCCGGCTCTGGGTAACACTGTCTGGGATCACGCCGTTCAATAAGCGGTATTTCTTGGTCGAAATCTGGACTGATAGTCCAAACAGACATACCGTAAGCTGCCTTATCCATCACAGAGCGAGGGATAAGTAAATCCATTTTGTTAATATCCATGTATGAAACAGCTACCTGTTCCATTGTTCTCGCCGTTTTCTTGGATTGCTGATTAGGGCGTTCTGGTTGAACTCGAACTGTCGGCACAAGAGAAGCCGATTCTGCCGTATCCTCTAAAGCAACCTGAATAAGGTTAGGTGACCTAGAGTCAACACTTTCTTCATCAGGATCAAAAACATCGAAATCTCCACGAACCACACGGTCAATGGTTTCCATTCGTACATCTCTGTCGTATTGCCTGCTACGCCAACTGGCGTACATGGCTGCTAGGCGATCTATCTCTAACATTATCTAGAAGTCGTTTCTGCTATAGACAAAAGTGTCTTTTCTACTTTGCTCATACTCCTGCCTGTTCGTACCTCAAAAGCCTTAGCTCTCACTTCATCCTCTGTCGCTTCTTTGGGCATAGTGAAGTACACCGGCTTGTCATCTATTAAAGTGCCACACACGATTTCATCGGGTGTAGCGGTTTCTGACGCACGTTGAAATGCTTTTTTATTTCGGAAAGTTTTCAACATAGGTCTCGATCACCTACCCGACAGGTGTCACTTACGCTCCCAGATTGTCGGATCTATATTGAATGGTTGAGGTCCTTCTTCAATGTCATATTCTTCAACTTCGCCATGAGGTTGAGCTTGACCTACAGTTTGTCGCCTGTAACCCCACTGTCCACGAGTCATGTGGCCGGGTCTCTGGTCACGAGGAGCTATACGCCGAACCTCCTGTGATTGGAAGTCCACAACCCTCCGATTCTTCTTAATACGGTTAGGTACGTGCATTCTCTCATGGAACATAGGCAAATGAGCCCTGTTTAGCAAAGTACGTGCGCCGAGATCAGCAAACCATAATGACATAACCCTGTCAGAAACAGCACCCATCGGGAAAGAAATCAATTCTTCCATTAGAGGTTGGAACTGTTGCTGGGTAGGTGCATTAGCCCAAGGGATACTAAATAAACCAGTTTCCATTATTGGAGCTAACGACTCAACACCAAACTGGGGATCCCATTTATTACCGTGGGTGTGATGAGGTACTACCCTCACTCCACGTTTAGCTAAATGTTGAACTAGCTCCATGTCGTATTGCACTATCTGAGACTGAACACCATTAGATTCCACCCTCCACTCGTATAGAGGATACCTGTCTGTCCATTCTAGAATCTGATCTTTCATCTGGGGAGCCTTCATGGACTTGACTGCAATAGAGTCCACTAAATAGCGTTTACCTGTAGCTGGGTCTAAGCCAATCAAAGTAAAAGCTGTAAAACCTGAACCTTTATTAGCCCCTGCTGGATCCAAACCAGCGAAAAGTCTCCAGCCATCCTGATAGTGTCCCCTGACACGAGAAGTGTCCTTACACATATCCAGCATGTCTTGAGTGAAAGAAGCTCCTGCACCGGGAATGTCAACCTGCTGGTAAACCAACTGGAAGTCAGCAGGACGCATTTCAGAACGGTGAATCAATGCCTGTGAGTAAGGGAAATGCTCACCCCACAGAGTTGTCTCCGTTTCATCATCCGTAATACACGGATACTTCAAAACCTTATATCCCGGACGAGTACCCAACTGAGAGTAAACATCACCACCAGAAACACGAGTACCAATCCAAATAGCACGACCAGTCTTACCAATACGAGACAAAGCCTCCTTATCGAACCACTCCAACATAGTAGCAACCCGATCAGGGTTGCGTTGGTTGTCCAAAGTAGCAACGTCATCAAACTTAATTACATCGGCTCGCCTACCATAAATCTGCTGACCGACACCCAACACAGCTACGGTTGGATCCTTTTCTGCAGTAGTCCTGCCAGCAACATAAATGTTCTCAGATGACCAGACAGACTGCCCATCAGGACGGAACGGACCCCAATCATCAATCAGATTAGGACCATCTGCATACAATTCAGGATTAGACAACATCTCGTGAATGGAATGCATAAAGGTTCTAGCAAAAGGCAAAGACTTAGAAACAAGCAAAGTACGCAAATTAGGATCACGGCAAATGTCATACACGGTATGCCAAACAGTCACCAACGTAGATTTAGAATGATACGGAGGCATGTTAATCAAAACCCTCCGATAGTCCCCAGTAATAGCCTCAGCTATATCATGGTGGAATTGTGGAGTCTCATGGTGAACACCACAATCAGGACAAGACCAATTTTGCAGATAATGGTCACAAAACTCAGCGAAAGTCCCCACACGGCGTTTCTCGTTCAGACCCAACGGTCCAACCTTGGCTTGTTCTTTGGCTTCCTCTACACGCACGGCACGAGCATCACGCTCGATGCCAAGTCTCTTAGAGAGGTGCTGGCGTGAGATGCCAAACTCAACTGCGGCATCGGATTGTGTCCAACCATCGTTTAAGACTTTGGCTATCGCCGCTTTGTATAGTCTGTCTTTAGACCATGTTTCGTATTTCTTTAGTCTCGGTTTAGCCATCTATTTACTCCCCGACCATAGTAGACTATGTTTGGGTATAGTATGTAGAATGCTCGGCTTCGACAGTGATGCCAGACACCGAGTACAAGTTCAGAACCGGCACTCCGAACCCCGAACCACTGGCAGGTTGATCGGGAGGAGAACTTCACCAAAACTGGTCAGTAAAAACTATTAGCAATGTGAGTGACGACAACTCTTTGAAAAGGTCGGGGAAGTATCGGGAGGGGGGAATAAGTCTATTGTCCTAGTCCTAGTCTAAGGGGAGAAACAGAGACAAGAATCAGACAGGTGCCACAGGCACCTTAACGACAGCATCTATAGTCGTTTTGTCGTTAGCAATCTGGGAAGCCTTTCCCCTGCCCCCTGCTGTCGGATTTTATGAACCCCCATTCGATTGACACGTTTGGTCAAGACTTTTCCCAGTATTTGCTTGTAATTTGAAGTGTTTTGACTCTGCAAGCTCCGAGTTCTTCCTAGCAGTGACTAAGAGTCATCCGATCCGATCAATTTTGACAGGATCTAGTCAAAAAAAGATAAAGCCAGCGAGTCTCTTAAGGGATGTAGCGACCAGAAGATATTTGTCTGTTTTTGTCCCTGTGTGGTCTTGGTCTTGGTTTGGTCTTTTTTCTTTTTTGACAGGTTTGTGTCATGTCTTTTGGAATTTTTTTTTATTTTTTTTTGGTTGCATAACCGCAGGTCAGAGGGTGTTTTTGTTCTCTCTTGTCGACAAATGTTGACGAATGACTTGCATTGTCTACGCACAGGCTATACCTTGGTATTTGTTGCAGAGACCCCATCGGCAGAGATGGACACTCTTAGACGAAGCTAAGGCTTAGGTTGGGCAACCGATCCGCACCAGAGGAAATGGTGAGACTAGGAAAAATCTTAGAGCTATTCTTGCTCGGTTTTTCTGGCTAATTTGAGCAACAGTGATTTTGCCCTGTTGCGATTAAATTCCTCCTCCTCAGTCAGTGCCTGATGTCGGCACTCTGAAGATGACCACGACAGGTCGAAACTTGAGGAGGTTTCAAATGATAGATCTAATGCACAGTCACGAAATCGTGGCTTTTATTTTTTATGGCTT